CGCCGAAAGCCGAGACGCGCCCGGGCGCGGCCGGTGGTGGTGCGCGGCGATGTGCTGCGGGTCGAGCCGGCGGGGCTCTTCCACGGCGTGCTGTGCGACCCGCCCTATGAACTGGGTTTCATGGGGGAGGGGTGGGACAAGAGCGGCGTGGCGTTCCAGCCGGAGACGTGGGCGCGGATCGCCTCGTGGTGCCTGCCTGGGGCGTGGCTCTTGGCATTCGGCGGGACGCGCACCTTCCACCGCCTGGCGTGTGCGATCGAGGACGCGGGGTGGGAGATACGCGACACGCTGATGTGGGTGTACGGCAGCGGCTTCCCCAAGTCGCTCGACGTGAGCAAGGCGATTGACAAGGCGGCGGGGGTGCGAACCTCAGACAACGCCCTGCTCCGCTACCTGGCGACCCTGATCCTCCCGCCCGAGCACGTCGCTTCCCGCCTGCTCGTGCCCTTCGCCGGCAGCGGCTCCGAAATGATCGGCGCCTACCAGGCCGGCTGGGAGGAGGTGGTGGGCATCGAGCTTGACGCGGAGTATTGGCGCATTGCCCGGTGCCGGATCGCGCATTGGTGCGGCAAAGTAGGAGTTAGGATGGGACGAGGGACACTCCCCCCGCAGGCAGGGAAAAACGGCCTCAAAAAACACCCTCAAAACGCGCCGAGACCTAGGGTCTGAGGACCAAACATGGACATTTTGAAAGCCACATTCGCCCTGCTTTTGGCTTTCTGCCTTCCGCCTTGCGCCTTCCCCTTTCCGCCTTCCGTCGTCCGCGTCGCCCAGCACCTCGGCCCGGTCACCAGCTACGGCACCGGGACCGTGGTGAGCGCGGACGGCACGCGGGCCGTGGTGCTCACGTGCGACCACGTGGTCCGCGGAGGCGGGCAGGTCGCCGTGCTTGCGGCGGATGGCCGGCGATTCGCCGGGCGTGTGCTCGGGCAGGACCGCGAGTGGGACCTGGCGGCCGTCGAGGTCGCCGATCTCGGGGTCGAGCCGATGGCGATTGCCCAGCAGCCAGCCTATCAGGGCGACCAGGTAACGGCGCACGGGTTTGGGCAGGGCACCTATCGGCCGTTCTCTGGCCTGGTGCGCGGTTACGTCCAGAGGGCCGACGGGCAGGCGCGGACGCTGGAAATGACCGGCCGGGCGAGGAAGGGAGATTCGGGCGGCCCGATCACCAACCAAGCGGGCGAGCTGGTCGGCGTGCTTTGGGGGTCGAGCGGCCCCGGCACGACCGGGCAGACCACGATGGGCACCTACAGCGGGCAGGCCCGGCGCCTGTTGGGCCGGTGGTGTCCGGGAGGATTGTGCCGGCCTCGGCCGCGGGCCCCACCGCCCATTGCTGCAGCGCCTCCGGTCGCATTGCCACCGCCCGACGATGCGCCGGTCGCCGCACAGCCGCCCAGGGCCTGCGCCCCGCCTTCGACCGTGCAGCCCCTCGCGGCCGACTGGCAGCAGGCCCTGGCGGCGATCCAAGCGGACCTGGCCGAACTGAAGGCCCGGCCCGCGATCCCCGGACCAGCTGGCCCGCCGGGCGTGCCGGGCGAGCGCGGGCCTGCCGGCCCGCAAGGGGCGGCTGGCGATGTGGAGGAACTAGCCGCAGAGGTGGCGAGGCGTTTGCCGCCGATCACGGTGCGCACGCTGTGGCCGAAAGGCGTGCCGCTGCCCAACCTGAAGTCGGGCGCAGCGGCCGAGTGGATTGAGATTGAAATGAGGACCGTACATCTGGGCCAGGGCCTGGATTTTTACCTGATCCCGCAACGCAGAGGCCAGTAGATGCCAGAACCGTTGCACATCCCAGTGCCGGGCGAAGGCCCGGAAGGAGAGAGTCAGATGCCAGCCACAGACCGCGCGGCCGAGTCGATGGAGGCCGTGATTGTCACCCAGGCGCAGGGCCATGCCTTCGTGATGGAGCAAGGCCGCCTATCGCTGCTCGAAGGCAAGGTCGGCTACCGCGAGGGGCTCACGCACAGAATCATCGGCGAGAGCGGAGGCGGCCAGGCCCGGGCGTTCCTGCCCTCCGGGATCGGCGGCGTGCCGACCAGCGGCGTGAACGGCCCGGCCGTCACGAAGTAACGTGGCCGAGCCGCCGGACAACCTGGACTTGCGCATCGCCTTTGGCGAAGGAGGCACCGCTGATGTCCTCACAAGACGCATTGCCTGGATCGGCGCCCAAATCGCCGCCCTCCGTGGCCCAAGCGGTGGCAGCGACGGCGGCAGAGTGGGGGCCGAAGGCGGCGAAACTTCACCAGCTCCGGCAGGTGATCCTTCTGGAGGACCTGAGGTCCCTGGCCAAGGCGGACCGGGAAAAGGTCCGCAGGTATGAGACCAAGAAGCTCTGGGGGCAGGAGCCAACTCAAGCCGCGGAGCCTGAGATGGGCGACATCCTGATCGCCGACAACATCACGATTGGCCAGCCCGCGCCGCGCGATGCGGCGCCGGCTGAGCCGGCCACTCCATCCGGGCAGCCCGCCGCGGCAGGCGCGCTGGCCAAGCTGGCGCTGGCCGCGGCGCTGCTGGGGGGCGGGGCCGGGATCGGCGCGGGCCTGCCGTGGCTCGCCGGGCGCCTGAAGACGCCGGCGCCGGCCGCCGCGGCTCCGGGCGACGATACGTGGCTCGACCTACGGCTCGCGCCCCCGACGCCTGGGCCATGAGCGAGGCGAGCCATGACGATCCGGGAACAACTCGATGCCATAGCGGCGAAACTCGACAGCACCCATGACGCGGTGGTCGCCATGCGCACGCGCTGCGAGTCGTGCCAGCAGTTGATCGACCAGCACGATCGGGTGATCGACGGCAACGGGGAGGGGCTGCGCACGCAGGTGGCCCTGCTCATGGCCTTCCGCCGGCACGCGCGGCGGTGGGCGTGGCTGCTATTGGGCGCCGTGGTAGCGCTCGGCTCGGTGGTTGCCGAGTCGCTGCTACGCGGGGCGGCAAGGTAGCGAGCAGGAGATTGCAGGACATGCTGTTGCGGTGCGGCGGGTGCGGGCAGGAGTTCCGCTCAAAACGGGCAGCAAGGCAGTACTGTAGCCGGACGTGCGCCAATAGGTGTACCAGCGTCGTTATGCGGGCGAGGCGAGACGCCATGCCGCGGGCGAGCGTCTGGTGCTGCGGAGGCGGCGTGGAGAGCACGGCGATCGCCGCACTGATCGTGCTGGGCAGGCTGCCTGTGCCCGACGTGGCGATGATGGTGGACGTTGGGCACGAGCCGGCCAGCACCTGGGAACACGTCCGCACTGTCCTGCGGCCGCGATTGGCGGGCGTTGACTGCCAGCTAGAGATTGTGCGCACTGCCGACTGGATGCCGAACGAGCCTGTGGATCGCCTGGGCCGCGTCTTGCTGCCACTGTTTTTCCGCCGGCCTAACGGGTCGGTGGGGAAACTGCCGACTCTGTGCTCAGGACGCTGGAAGGCCGAGGTCTGCCGCCGCTGGCTGCGCTCTCGCGGGATCATGCGGTGCAGCGTGTGGCTGGGGATGTCGGCTGATGAATCGCGCAGAGCCAAGCCAAGCCAAGAGCCCTGGTGCCACCGTCGGTGGCCGTTGATCGAGATGAAGCTGACCCGCGAGAGGTGTGGGGCGATTGTGCGCGAGGCCGGCTGGCCAGAGGCCCCGCGGACATCCTGCGTTTTTTGCCCGCAGCATAGCCAGAGTGAATGGTGCGATTTGGCCCGGTCTGACCCCGCCGCGTTCAGCCACGCCTGCGAGACTGAACAACAAATCCAAAGCCACGCGAGGGCTGGAAACTTTTTCCTGCATCGAGCCGCAATCCCGTTGAGGGATGCGATTTCGGCCGAGCCAGGCCCCCAGGCGTGCGAGGGTCCCGCAAACTGCCGCAACTGCCTGTTTTGTTGCCACCCCCCCACCTGACGGGTCCTTTCTGTGGCGACTGACGGCCGAGGGTGGCCGGAACCATCGGGAATCAACACACACTTGCTTTCCCTCGAGATCATCCATGCCACCCGCGCCCGCGATCCTGCCTAAGATCGCCTTCATGCTCGTCTCGGGCCTGAGCGAGGAGTCGATCCTGGCTACGGCGACTGAGAAGCTCGGGGCCAGCAAGCGTGCGGCCCGCCGCGCCCTGCGCGAGGCCCGGGCCCGGCTGATCATCGCAGCCAACTATGACCGCGACGAGGCCCTGGGCGCGGCCATTGCCCGGCTGAGCGACTGCTACGCGAAGAGCATGGCCATTAGCGACATCAAGACCGCCGTTCAGACGCAGCGCGAACTCAACCGGCTGCTGCGACTCTACGAGCCGCGTTTCAGCCTTGACGACCTCGACCCCGCCGCCTCCACCCCCGACCCCGAGCTTGCCGCCGTGCGACAGCACCTGGAGCCGCTCGGCCTGGGCCAGGGCAACGAGCCGGCCGCCGAACTGGCCCGCCTGGCGGCCGTGGAGATCATCCGCCTGCGATCCCGATCCTGATGCCGAAGAGAATCACCGAGACGCGACGCCGCCGAAAGCCGAGACGCGCCCGGGCGCGGCTGGTGGTGCTGCGCGGCGACCAGGGCAACGCTTGCCGCGTGCTCACGGGCGACTGCCTGGATGTGCTGCGCACGTTGCCCGACGCGAGCGTCCACTGTTGCGTCACGTCGCCGCCGTACTGGGGCCTGCGGGACTACGGAACCGCGAAGTGGGATGGAGGCGACCCGGCGTGCGATCACGTTGCATCGGTCAAGTATGGTGTAAGGACAAATCTGGCAAACGCCGCCAATAAATGCGATGGAGGCAACAGGAAACAAGAGAACAGAAAAGACGAGGAAATGTCGATCCAGTACCGTGAGACATGCGGCAAGTGCGGCGCCACCCGCATCGACCAGCAGATCGGCCTGGAGGGCACGCCGGAAGCCTACGTCGCCCGCATGGTCGAGGTGTTCCGCGAGGTGCGGCGCGTGCTGCGCGACGACGGCACGCTGTGGCTGAATCTGGGCGATTCGTATGCGAGCGACACTAAGGGTAGCGGTGGCCCCGACACATCATCGACCCTTGTTGGCACCAAAGCCGAACACAACGGACAGCGCATGAATCCCATACGATTGAAGCACGGCCTCAAACGCAAAGACCTCGTCGGCATCCCGTGGCGTGTCGCCTTCGCCCTGCAAGCGCACGGCTGGTATCTGCGGCAGGACATCATCTGGGCCAAGCCGAACCCGATGCCGGAGAGCGTGCGGGATCGCTGCACCAAGGCGCACGAGTACATCTTCCTGCTCACCAAATCGGCGCGGTACTACTACGATGCGGAGGCGGTGAGGGAGCCGTTTGCGGATGAGCGAATGGGCAACCCTGGCAACTACAGAAACGGATACTCCCGCGGCGCGGGACGTAACGACAGCGATACCAAAGGACGCGCGTGGAATGAAGACGGAACAGTGACCGGCCGCAACCGCCGATCCGTCTGGACGGTCGCCACGGATGAAGGCGACGTAATCGCCCGCGAGGCGTGCCCGTGTGGTTGCGGTCACGTATTCGAGGTCCGCCGTCCTCCGATGGATGCGCCAGAGCCAAGCCACGAGTACATGTTCCTGCTCACCAAATCGGCCCGGTACTACTACGATGCGGAGGCAGTGAAGGAGGCGGCGGCAAGTATAGACAGGCCGCAACCGAAGCCAGAGGACAAAACCGTCTATAGAGGGGCGATAAGCGGCGGTGCAGACAACCGATATGCCCGTGGGGCTTCTGGGTATGGCGTGTCTCGCACAGGCCGCAACCGCCGCTCCGTCTGGACGGTCGCCCCTCAGCCTTACTCCGAGGCGCATTTTGCCACGTTCCCGCCCGCGCTGATCGAGCCCTGCATCAAGGCGGGGACAAGCGAGCGCGGCTGCTGCCCGACGTGCGGGACGCCGTGGGTGCGGGTGGTGGAGAAGGATCGATACGCAACCAGGCCGGGGAACCCAATCAAGGCTGATTCAAGCCGAAACGATGGCGGCAGAGCAGAGAGAATTGAAACGACATCCCGCACCGTCGGTTGGCGTTCCGGCTGCAAGTGCGGCGGCGAGCCGATGCCCTGCACCGTGCTCGATCCATTCTTCGGCGCGGGCACAACCGGCCTCGTGGCCCTCCAGCTTGGCCGATCCTGCGTCGGCATCGACTTGAACCCCGCCTACTGCGATCTCGCCCGCCGCCGCCTCGCCCACTGGTGCCGCTGACATGGCCGACCGATCCTACCAGCGCCGCAAGGAACGCTCGCGGGCCCGCCAGGCGAGCCAATCGGCGAGCGGCCGGGACATCGGCCCACTGCCGCCGATCGTCAATCCGGCGCGGCGGGGCGAGGGGGCGTACAGTTTCCGCCGCTTCTGCGAGACGTACCTGGCCGACCGTTTCAGCCTAGCCTGGTCGCCCGACCACCTCGTGGCCATTGAGCGGATCGAGGCGGCCGTGCTGCGCGGCGGCCTGTTCGCCCTGGCCATGCCCCGCGGCTCGGGCAAGACCACGCTGGTCGAGGCGGCCGTCCTCTGGTGTCTGGTCTACGGCCACCGCCCATTCTCCGTCCTCATCGGCGCGGACGAGGCCCACGCCAGTGCGATGTTGGAAAACGTCAAACTGGAGCTGGAAACCAACGAGCTGCTGGCCGCCGATTTCCCCGAGCTGTGCGTGCCGATCCGGCGCCTTGAGGGCATTGCCAACCGGGCCAAAGGCCAGACTTACCAGGGCCAGCGCACGTACATCGCCTGGCACCGGGCCGAGATCGTCCTGCCCACGATTCCCGGCAGCGCGTCAAGCGGCTGCCGTGTGCGGGCGCGGGGCATCACTGGGCGCATACGTGGCATGATGGTCAAACGCAAGGGCCGCCCCTCCCTGCGCCCGTCGCTGGCCGTGATCGACGACCCGCAGACCGAAGAGTCCGCCAATTCCCCGTTTCAAGTCGCCCGGCGCCTGAGCGTACTGACCGGCGCAATCCTCGGCTTGGCCGGCCCTGGCCAGACCATCGCCGGCGTGATGCCCTGCACCGTGATCGCGCCGGGCGACATGGCCGACCAGATCATCGACGCCGCCAAACATCCCCAGTGGCACGGGCTGAGAACCAAGCTGGTCTACACTTGGTCCGACGAAAAGCCCTGGCGACAATACGCCCAACTCCGGGCCGACGCCCAGCGGGCCGGGCAGGAGCCGGTCGAGGCGACCGAGTTCTACCGCGCTAACCGCGAGAAGATGGACGCCGGCGCCCGCGTGGCCTGGCCCGAGCGCCACGCCCCCGACGAGCTGAGCGCGCTCCAGCACGCCTGGAACCTGCGTCTGGACGTGGGCGAGGCGTCTTTTGCCAGCGAATACCAGAACGAGCCGCTGGTGCCCGATGAATCCTCGGTCAAGCTCACTGCCGAGGGCGTGGCCCGCCAGCTCTCCAATGTGCCGCGCGGCGCCGTGCCCAAGACGGCCGAGCACCTGACGGCCTTCATTGATGTGCATAGCGAGATCCTCTACTGGATTGCCTGCGCCTGGGCCGCCGACTTCTCGGGCTGGGTGCTCGACTACGGCACCCACCCCAAACAGCCCGCCCGCTACTTCGCCCAGCGCAACCCGCCGCGCACCCTGGCCGCGGCCCATCCGGGCACAGCCGAAGACGCCTGGCTCCTGGCTGGCCTGACCGAGGCGACCGGCGCGATCTTAGGCCGCGTTTTCCAACGCGAGGACGGGGCGAGCCTGCGCGTGGCCAAGCTTTTGATCGATGCGCACTGGGGCCAGAAGACCGAACTGGTCAAGGCGTTCTGCCGCCGCCACGTGCAATCCTGGACGATCGTTTGCGCGTCCATCGGGCAGTACGTCGGGGCCTCGTCTAAGCCCTACCACGAGTACCGCCCGGAGCCCGGGGCCATGGCCGGCCACCGCTGGCGGGTCCCACCCCCACGCGCCGGCGATCGCTACGTGCTGATCGACGTGAACTGGTGGAAGACCTGCGCCGCCGGCCGGCTGATGATGGCCCCCGGCACCCCCGGCTCATGGCTCCTGTTCGGCCGCGACGCGGAGGCCCATCGCCTCTTCGCCGATCATTGCACGGCCGAGACGCCTGTGGAGACCACGGCCAAGGGGCGAACCGTGCTGGAGTGGAAACAGAAGCCCGGCCAGGACAACCACTGGTGGGACGCGATCGTCGGCGCCGCCGTAGGGGCCTCGATGCTCGGCATCGCGTTCCCTGGCGCCGAGCCGGCTGGGCGCCGCAAGCGCGTCAAACTTTCCGAAATTCAGCGCCAGCGGGCCGCCCAATGACCGGCGACACGAAAAACGACGGCACGAACGCGGAGCTGGGCCTCGTCTGCCGCCACTGCGGCTGCCGGCACTTCCGCGTGTTCTACGTCCGCCGCCGCGCCGGCTATATCCGGCGCGTCCGGATCTGCCGCTACTGCGGCCAGAAGCTGATCACCTCAGAGCGGGTAAGCTAAAAAGTTCCACGGGTGGAACATTTTCTCGCCATTCAGCCCCGCTTTCCGCCCAGAGGCAAAGCCGTTGTCAGGCTGAAGTCATGGACAGCGAAACTCTCGAAACGGCGGCCACCACTCCGGCCAGCGCGACCGTGGACGGCACATCAGCCCAGCAGCGGAGCCTGCCCGACCTGATCGCCATGGACCGCTACCTCTCCAGCAAACAGGCGGCGGCTTCCCGCAAACCGGGCATCCGATTCGCCAAGCTGCTTCCTCCGGGTATGACCTGATGCTCGCATGGCTCAAGCGCTGGCTGGCTCCCGCCCCGCGGCGCGCGGTGGCCCATCGGCGCGTCGTGGCGCGTTATGACGCCGCCCAGACGACCGATGAGAACGTGCGCCACTGGGCGGCCGCCGACGCCCTCTCAGCCGATGCCGCGGCCAGCCCGGAAATCCGCCGCATCCTTCGCCAGCGGGCCCGCTACGAGCTGGCCAACGGCGGCTACGCCAACGGCATGAACAAGCAGAAGGCCAACGATCTGATCGGCACCGGGCCGCGCCTGCAGATCCTGACCGACGACGAGGGGCAAAATGAGAGGCTGGAGGCCGAGTGGCGGCGATGGTCGGACGCCACGCGCTTCGCGCGCACGCTCCGCACCGCCTGCCGGGCCAAGGTGCGCTGCGGCGAGGCCCTGGGGATCATCGCCAACAATCCGAAACTGCCCACGCTGGCTAAGGTCCACTTGCGCCTCGTGGAGTGTGATCGGCTGACCACGCCGGACCTGCGCCCGGGACAGAAGAACCGCGTGGACGGGATCGACTTCGACGCGGACGGGAATCCGACCCGTTACTGGATTCTCGACGAGCACCCCGGCGGCGAGTCATTTGGCACGCCCAAGGCCACCGCGTACCCTGCGGAGTTTGTCGTTCACTGGTACGACGAAGACCGGCCCGAACAGCACCGGGGCGTGAGCGAGTTCACCCCAAGCCTTGCCCTGCTGGCGAATCACCGCCGGTTCCTGAAGGCGACCATCCGCGCGGCCGAGACCGCCGCCGAGATCGCCGCGGTCCTTCAGACGGCCCAGCCGCCGGAGATCGGCGAGCCCGCGCCCGAGCCGCTGGACACGATCTCTCTGGAGTTCGGCTCGGCCATGATCGCGCCGGACGGCTATACGCTGGGCCAGGTCAAAGCCGAGCACCCGGCCACCACGCTCGCCGAATACAACGAGCAGATCGTGGCCGAAGAGGCGCGGCCGCTCCTGATGCCCGCCAACATCGCGACCGGCAACAGCTCAAAGTACAACTACGCCTCGGGCCGTCTGGACAACCAGAGTTACGACCTCTCGAACATGATCGACCGGGATGATATACGGATTGTCATCATCGAGCCGGTCTTCGCCGCATGGCTCCGCGAGACGCTCTCGGAGATGTCCGGGATTTCGCCGCGAGACATTGACCTGGGCCAATATCCGCACGAATGGCACTGGGACACGCGATCCCACGTTGACCCCTCCAAAGAATCCGCCGCGCAAGACCGCGACCTGCGCAACGGCTCGCTCACGTATCCGACGCTGTACGCCAAACAGGGCAGGGACTGGCGGACCGAGTTCACCAAACAGGCCGACGCGCTGGGCATGACGCTGGAGGAATATCAACAAGCGCTGCGCGGACTGCTGTTTGCCAAAGCAACCGGCCCGGGCGAACAAGACGACGACGAAGATGAAGACCAAGAGGAGTTGGACGATGAGTCGACGCGATCGACTGAAGAAGAAGAATAAGCGGGCCTTGGCCGCGATTCTCGCCGCGGAGCCGGCCGGGCCGATCCTCTGCGCCGCGGAGCGCGTGACGATCGAGCAGGCCGTGGAAGCTGCTGGCGGCCGCGACGCGAAGCGCCCCAGCTTTTCCATCCTGGCCTATACCGGCGGCCTGCTGCGCGTGGGCTGGTCGCGCCCCCTGGTCGTGGACCTGGCTGGCCTGCGGGCCGGCCGGACCACGATTCTCTTGGACCACGACCCCAGCCAGATCGTGGGCCAGGGCAAGGCGGCGATCGCCGACGCCAAGATCACCGTCGAGGGCGAAATCACGGGCGACACGTCGCCGGGCACCCCGGCCCATCAGGTCGTTTCGCACGCCAAGAACGGCTTTGTCTGGGCGGCCTCGGTCGGCGTGATCCCCGAGCGCATCGAGCCTATCGACGCCAATCAGCAAGCTACCGTCAACGGCCGCGAGTTCAACGGCCCGATCTACGTCGTCCGCGCCGGCCGCCTCGGCGAAGTCTCTTTCGTCGGCATCGGCGCCGACGAGAACGCCACCGCTTCCATCGCAGCACAACCTCGCAAGGAGAATCCCATGACGTTCGAGCAATGGCTGAAGTCGAAGAACCTGGACAGCGCGAAAATGACCGCGACCGAGTTCCAGACGCTGTTGGCCCAATTCCAGGTCGAGCACCCCAGCGCGCCCGTGGCGGCCGCGGCCCAGCCGCCCATGGTCCCCAGCGCAGCGATTACCGGAAGCGGCGCGGCGGCTTCCGCCGATCAGCCGAAGGCGCCTGCCCACGCCGGCGGCCTCTCCCGGATCGACGCGGAGATCGCGGAGTTCCGCCGCCGCGAGGCCATCGAGAACATGGCCGTGGGCGCGGTCCGGGGCCTCAACCGAGACCCGGTCTTCGCCGAACGCATCCGCGAACTGGCCGCCCGCGCTATCGAGGCGGGCACGACCGTGCGCGATTTTGACATGGAACTCCTGCGATTGCGGCCCACAGGCCCCACGATCCACGAACGGCGGGCCGAACCCAGCAACGGCGACACGCTCCAGGCCGCGGCGCTTCTGGCCGCGGGCCACGCGGCCGACCGCGTAGTCAAGGACTGCGGCGAGCGGACCGTCGAGTCGGCCCAGCGCCAGTTCGGCCGGCAGATCGGACTTCAGGAGATTATCCTCGCCGCAGCCACCGCCAACGGCTACATCGGCCGCCAGCGGATCACCACCGGCAACTGGCGCGAGGTCCTCGGCTGGGCAATCCCCGACATCCGCGTCCGGGCGGCCGGTCTCTCCTCGATCGACCTGTCCAACATCCTGGGCGCCGTGGCCAACAAGGCCATGGCCAAGGTCGCCGCTGAGCCGACCTGGCTGGTGCCCGGACTCTGCGGCTTGGCCAATCACAGCAATTTTCACGCCCACACCGTTTGCAGCCTGGCCCTCAACGGGGATCTGGCCACGGTTGCACCCTCCGGCGAGTTGGAACACCTGAATCTGGGCGAAGAGACGTACACCCGCCAGGTCGGAACCCGCGGCGCCGTGCTGCGCCTGTCGCGCACGGACATCGTCAACGACGACCTGGGCGCGTTCGACCGGATGGCGACCGCCCTCGCCCGCAAGAGTTACGCCACGCGCGAGAAGGTTTTCTTCACCCTGCTGATGGCCAGCGGCGCGGGTGCCAGCCATTTCACTGCGGCCCGCGGCAACTACGTCACGGGCGCGGGCACTGCCTTCGCCGCCGCCGGGCTGGCCAACGCGATCAAGGCGTTCCGCAACCTCACGGGCGCGGACGGCGATCCGGTGATGGTCGATCCGGCAATCGTGCTGGTCCCGCCCACCCTGGAGTTCGCCGCGCGGACCCTGTTGATGCCCGACGCCCCGCTGGTGCCGATCTCCATCGACGTGGACGGCACGCTCGCGCTGACCGGGGCCGGCAATCCCTACGCCGGCAAGTTCGGCGGGTTCCCGCTCACGTCCAGCTACCTGGAGAACTCTCTGATCGCCGGATACTCGACCGCGTACTGGTATCTGTTCGCCGATCCGTCGATCCTCCCTTGCTACGAAATCGCCTACCTCAACGGCCAGCAGTCGCCGATCGTCGAATATTTCGGCTTGGAGACGGACGCGGATTCGCTCGCCGTGGCTTGGCGAGTGTACTGGGACTTTGGGGTGGCAGCAGCCGAGTGGCGGGCCGGCGTGAAGTCGGCCGGGGCCTGATCGTCCGCCTGACAAACCGACAACCGCCTGACAAACCGAAACCGCTAACGGAGCGTGAAAGATGAACGCAACACGAGTGACCGGCGAAGGCCGGAAGATCAAATACACGCCGAGCGCGATCGTGGCCACCGGCGCGATCGTGGACCTGGGCAACCTGCTGGGCGTCGCCGAGCGGGCCATCGCGGCTTCAGCCGTCGGCGCGCTGGATACGGAGGGCGTGTTCGACCTCACCAAGAGCGGCGCGGCCGGGCCGGTGTTCGCCATCGGCGACGCCGTGTTCTGGGATACCGCCAATTCGCTGGCGGTCCGCACTGGCGGAAGCGGCTGCGTCTACTTCGGCCCCTGCACCGTGGCGGCCGGGGCCAGCGTGGCACTCGTGCGTGTGCGCCTGGCCCCGCAGAGCCTGCCCGGCTGGATGGCCGACCTGCTCTGGGAGGACGTGACGCTCGCCGGCGGCTCCAAGACGCTCGACATTGAGGATTGCGGCAAGTGCATGAACGTGACGGTGGGCCACGCCACCAACGTCGTCACGCTGCCCGCAGTCGCCGCCGGGTTCTCGTTTCTCGTCCGTTGTGGGGCCACCGGCCAGCGCGTGGCCATCAGCCCCAATGCGGCAGACAAGATCATGGGGCCGGACATTGCCGGGGTGGACAACAAGGACCAGATCCTTGCCGCCGCCACCAGCAAGATGGGCGACTACATGTTCTTGCAATACGGATCGGCCGACGGCTATCTGATCCGGGCCAAGCGCGGCATCTGGGCGGCGGAAGCGTAACTCCCTCGGCAGCCGGGCCGCTTGCGCCCTTCATCCTGGAGCCAATCCATGAACGCAACACGAGTGACCGGCGAAGGCCGGAAGATCAAATACACGCCGAGCGCGATCATAGCCACCGGCGCTATCGTGGACCTCGGCAACCTGCTGGGCGTCGCCGAGCGGGCCATTGCGGCTTCGGCCGTCGGCGCGCTGGACACGGAGGGCGTGTTCCGGCTGACGAAAGACGGCACGGACGGGCCGGTGTTCGCCGTTGGCGATGCCGTGTTTTGGGATCTCGTCAACGAGTTGGCGGTGCGGACCGGCGGCTCGGGCTGCGTGTACTTTGGCCAGTGCGTGGCGGCCGCAGGAACCAATCAGGCGTGGGTTGACGCCCAGTTGGCGCCCGACGAACTGCCCGAGTACGCGGCCGACCTGCTCTGGGAGGACGTGGACGTCTCCGGGGGCGACAAGACCCTGGACATCCAGGATTGCGGCAAGTGCATGAATTGCACGGTCGGCGACGCCGCCAACGGCATCATGCTCCCCGAGGCCGCCGCCGGCCTGGAATACGTGATCCGCTGCGGGACGACCGGCCAGCGCGTTCACGTCAAAACCAATCAGGACGAGACGGCCGACAAGGTCGCGGGACCGAACATCGCGGGGACCGCCGGCAAAGGCCGCATACTGGCCGCCGCGACCAGCCGGAAAGGCGACTACGTCCAGCTAGGCTACGGCGCCGCGCACACCTGGATGATCCTCGCCCAGCGGGGCGTGTGGGCTGAAGAAGCGTGAGATGAGCGACCTCTTGGCCACTGCCGCCGCCTGGCTCAGCGACGTGCTGGCCGAGCACGTCTCGCAGTCCGTCGTCTACTGGCGCGGGGCCACGGCGATTTCGCTCTCCGCCACAGTCGGGCGCACGGAGCACCAAGTGGCCAACGAACGCAGCTTCATTGAAACGGAAATCTTTACCGATTTTCTGGTCGCCGTTGCCGAGCTGATGGTGGACGACGTGCCGATCACGCCGGCCCGTGGCGACAAGATCGAATGGGACCGCGGCGCCCAGGTTGACACCTATCTGGTGTTGCCCCTGTCCGATGGCCGGGTGTTCGAGGTCGATGCCGCCCGGAGCCGCTACCGCATCCACACCAAGCTGGAGCTTGCCCGTTGAACCCCGCCGCGATCGCCATCGCCGTTGCCGACGCCGTGGTCGACGAGCTACAGCTTGCCGTGGCCCGTGATGCGTTTACCGAGACGTTTACGCCGGCGCGGAGCTACGACACGGAACTCTGGCGAGAATCGGCTGACGCCCTCCAAGTTCACGTTCTCTACGGCCGCCCGCGCGTCGAGAGGATCACCGTGGGCGGCTGGCGAGTGGATGTGCCGATCGACATTTGCGTGCGCAAGGCGGTGTCGCAGGGCGACACCGCGTTGTGCGACGGCCTGGCCAAACTGGCCGGGGCGATCCTCGAATACCTGGCTAGCCGCGAGCCGGCCTTGGCCGGATACCCGGACGCAAAGTTCGTCGAGTTGCCCGAGGGCGGCCTGATGCCTTACTTGCCGACGCGCCTCCGGCAGGCCGACCTGTTTGTGGCCGTGATCGAGCTGGAGTACGCGGTGCATGGGGAAATGGCATGATCGGCGTCGAAATCAGCTACGAAGACCGCTCCCGCCAGGTGCGCGACGCCGCCGAGAAGGCTGGCTTTGAGAACTTCCGCCACGCCGCCTCGGTCATCCGCAAGAGGGCCATGTCGCTGATGCGCAAGCGCAAGGGCGCCTCGCCCCCGGGCGAGCCGCCGCACACCCACACGCGACGCCTCCCCAAGGCGATCGTGTTTTGGGCCGACGCCTACGGCGCGGTCATCGGCCCGGCCTTCAGCCTCTCGGGCGGCGTGGGCGGGGCGCACGAGCACGGCGGCGAGTTCCGCGGCCGGCAATACGACGAGCGGCCCTTCATGTTTCCCGCGCTTTTGGCCATGGCTGGCCAGTTCCAAGCAAGCTGGCGAGGCTCCATCGGCGCATGAAACCAACCGACCAACAAGGAGAATCCTATGGCCACGAAAATGGCGTTTGAGGGCGAAATCTACTACGGCGCAAAAGGCGCCACGGCAAGCACCAAGCTCACCAACGTGCGCGACGTGAACTACAACCTTGACCCCAAGAAGGGCGACACCACCACGCGCGGCAGCGGCTCCACACCGCCGATCACCAGCCAGCGCGTGACCGAGCTTGGGGTCACCATCGAGTTCACGATGCTCGAAAAGACCAGCGATACGAGTCTGGAGGCCCTCAAGGCCGCGGCCTTCACCGGCGCCGCCGTGGCAATCCGCACCAAAGACTACGCCTCGGCCAAGGGCTTTGACGGCGACTGCATCCTGGACTGCAAAAAGGGCGAGCCCCACGGCGCGGAGCAGACCTGGCAGTTCACCGCCACGCCCACCGCCGAGGACCGCGATCCACAGCTTTACGTGTGAACCCTGAACCCTGAACCCTGAACCCTGAGTCCATCATGGCAGACCTCACCCAAACAGCAACCAGCGTGGTCAGCGGAACCGGCGCGGAAACCATGACCAAGACGGCCGGCGAGACGATCACCGCCGGCGCGCCGGTCTACGTCAAGGCCGCTGACGGCAAGGTGTACCTCGCCCAGTGCGACGCTGCCACCGACGACGACGTGTACGGCATTGCGCTGAACGGCGGGGCGGTCAACCAGCCGATCCTCGTGCAGCGGGCCGGCCAGATCAACCTCGGCGCGACCGTGGCCGCGGGCACCTTTTACGTGCTCTCCGCCGCCGCGGGCAAGATCGCCCCGGCCGCCGACCTGGTCGCCACCAATTTTATCACCGTGATCGGCGTGGGCATTTCCACGTCGCTGGTGCAACTGCTCTTGACCACCACCAGCGCCCAGATTGCTTGATAACATGCCCGCCGTCAACTACGCCGTAAGTCTGAGCTGCGGTTCGTTCGCGCTGCACCGCCACGCGACTCGCAGCGCGGATCATCCCAATTACTATGAGATCGCGCTGCCAGCGGCCAAAACGGCGACCGATTGGGTGAAGACCAGCGCCAGCATCGCCGCGTGCAACCTGCCCGCGGGCCACGGCTACGCCAACGGCAACTTCGACGTGTACTGGTCGGGCGGCCTCCGCTACAGCGTGCCCGGCACAATCGCCGGCAACGCCCTGTCGCTCAACGGCGGCGCCGGCGACGACTTCCCGGCCAACGGCGCCTCGTGCATCGTCTGCCGCCAGGTCGCCGTCAACACCCAGATCGACGGCGATGCCGTGAAGATTCTCGGCGTCGAGCTGCACTATGAAGACGCCGACGCGATCGGCCTGGGCCACGTGGACATGGTGGACAGCGCGCCCGTGACGATCGAAGAAATCGACCTGGCGGCCAACAAGCCCGAAGTCTGGGACATCGACGGCGGCGATACCAACGTGTTCACTGGCAACCCGATTGTCTCCACCAAGGCGAGTCACAACGACACGACTGCCGCCGCCACGCTGAAGATCCTAAGCCTGGAGGACAGCACACCATGAGCGCGTTTCGGGACGCCGACGGCACGGAATGGAAGTTGCCCGACTTCACCTTCGGGTTGTTTCTGAAGATCAAGCGCGAATCGGGCGGCCGCTTCAACCTGCTGGACCCGGCTGGGCCGTTTGCCGGCGACGACAAGCTGCCGTTGCTTCACGCCATCCAGTACGACCCGGTTGCCTTCTGGGAGCTGCTCTGTTACTTGCTGGCCAGCGAGATGGAGCGCCGCGGCGTTGCCCCCGAAGCCTTCGCCGACCTGATCCTCGCCGAATGCTTCACAGCCGCCCAAGACTGTTTTTTGGCCGACTGGCTGGATTTTTTCCAGAAGCTCCGGCAGCCGGCCCTGACGACGCTGCTGGAGAAGGCGGAGACGTTCAGGACGAAGGCGATCGCGATGTACCGCGAAAAAGCGAACGACCCGGCGATCGACGCCGAGGTGGAGCGGGCGATGGCCGAGGAGTTGAGTCGCTCCTTTGGGAGTGCGGTGGCGTCCTTGGGCTCGACCCCCGGCCGTTCACCGCCCGCCAACTCGTCCTGATGGTGCGCGGCAAGCGCGAGGACTTCCTCGCCATGTTGTGCCTGGCGTTGACCGGCGAACTGCCCCAGAAGCGCGAACCGGTGCCCTACGATCCAAACGTCCTGAAGGCCCTTGCCGATGGCAACCCGAGCTGACATCGCGGCCGGCCGTGCCCACGTTGAGCTGTATCTCAAGAACAGCAAGTTCCTCAGCGCCCTGGCCCGGACCGGCGCCGCGATCCAGGGCTTCGGGATGCGCGCGTTCGGCGGCGCCCTGCCCGGCCCTATGATGGCGATCCTTGAGCGATTCGCCTCGCCGGCCGGGATCGTGGCCGGCATGGGCTTGGCCGTGAAAATGTGGGCCGCCTACGGCGAGGCCCTCGATGAAGCGGCCGCGCGCGCGGGCATGGCGGTCGAGGCGTTCGGCGGCCTGCGATTCGCCGCTGAGCAGTCCGGGGCGACCGGCGAAGACCTGGAGGTCGGCCTGCGCCGCATGGCCAAGATGCTCTCTGAAGCTGCCCACGGCTCCAAGGGCCCGCGAGAGTTGCTGCGCCAGCTCGGGCTGGACATGCGCGGCCTCGCCAACCTCAGCATGGACGAGCAGTTCCTGGCGATTGCCGACGCCATCGACAAGATCCCAAACCCTACCGACCGGGCCGCGGTCGCTATGTCCGTCTTCGGCAGAAGCGGCACAAAGCTGCTGCCCATGATCCAGGGCGGGGCCAAGGCCCTGCGCGGCTTCATGCAGAACGCCAAAGACCTGGGCCTCATCGTCAACGCCCAGGCCGCGGCCGCGGCAGGGCGGCTCAACGACAAGTTCCACGTTCTCGCCATGGTCTCGACCAGCGCGGCCCGGGCCATCGGCGGCGCGCTGGCCCCGGTCACCGAGGTCTACACCGACAAGGCGATCCTGGCCATGAAGGGTCTGCGGGAGTGGATCGAGAACAACGAGCGTTTGGTGCGCCAGATTTTCGGGGTCAATAGCGCCCTGGTCGCCCTGGGCGCGTCGCTGGCCGTGTTTGGCAAGGCCCTGCAATTCCTCCGCCCGCTGGCCCTGCTGCTAACGCGCATCGGCGGGCCGATCATCGCGGCCCTTGTAAGCGGATTCTTCGCCCTCGGCGGAATGCTCGTGACGGCCATCACTTCGCCCCTCGGCCTCGTGGTCGGCATATTGGCTATTGTCGCGGGCGCCCTTCTCAATTTGCGCAGCGTGCTGGCAAACACCTGGACCTTCTTGCGCCGGGTTTTCACGAGCCTCGCCCGATGGCTGGGCTACGCGGCCGGCGGCATCGTCGATGCGCTGGCGGGCGGCGACGTGATGCTGGCTGCCAAGATTCTCGCCAAAGGCTTTCAGTACGTCTGGGACACGCTGAAGGTCGCCGGGTACATGGCCTGGGAGAACGTCAAAGGGTTTGCTATCGACACGATTGTGGACATCGCAGTCGCTATGGGCTCGCTCTGGCCAAAGGCCGTAGGCGCGCTGAAGATCACCCTCTACCAACTCATGGCCGAAGTGGAGATCGGGTTCAACAACCTGCTCAACAGCATTTTCGCCTCGCTGCCCGCAGCCATCCGGCCGGCGCCGGTCGGCCGGGCGGCCCCTGTTGTCTGGGCCGCCGCCGGCACGAAGATGGCCGGGGCGCTTGCCGCCCAGCAGCAGCAGCTCGCCGCCATCCAGGCTTGGGGCCAGCGGAAGCAAGCTGCGTGGAAAGCCGCAGCCGCCGGGGCCGGCCTGCCGGCCGCCCAGGCGCAGCAGGCTCGGACGCGGGCCGAACTGGTCGCCCTAGTCGACCAGGCCCGTGCGCTGCGTCAGGGCCAGGTCCCCGAGTTACCTAAGCGCGGCCTGCTGGGCGCCCTCGGAGGCGGCGCGGACCGCATCGGGGGCACGTTCAGCGGCTGGGCCGCCGCAGCCATGCAGTTCGGCGGCCCGCTGGCCGACCCCCAACGGCAGACCGCCCGCAACACCCAGGCCATGCTGCGCCAAATGCAAGAAGACGCCCGCTGGTGGCGAGTCCAGGCCCGCCTGTTTGGCCAAGCCGTTGCCTTCGGCCCGTGAGATCCCATGGCAATCATCTGGAATGAACGGCCGCTCTCGCGCGACCTCACCGACACGCCGGACCGCGCCGTTTTGCGCTACTGGCTGAGCGGCACCCAGGACGACCAGTACGTGCTGGCCTATGCCAAAGCCAACCTGCCGGCGATCTACCACGGCCTGTGGCGCGAGACGATCCGCATTGATCCCCAGGGATTCAACCTGTGGTACATCGACGCTGAGTATGGCCCGATCGACCCGTGGGAGTTCAAGTGGAACTTCGACACCACGGGCGGCACCGCCAAGGTTACTCACGCCTTCCAGCACATCGCCGACTACCCGGCCGCGCACAACAACAACGGCGCAATCGGGGTCAATCAGAACGGCGAGGTCGAGGGCTGCGAAATCGTGGTAGCCCAGTTCAAGTGGACCGAGGTTTGGCAGCTCCCTTTGGCCGCCGCGAGCTTCGCGTATAGCGA